ACTAATTGTAGTCTATTTTGTTCTCTACAAAATTTATTTAAATCTACTTTTAATACATTATGCTCTTTATAAAATATAGAAACAAATGAATAGGCTTTCTTATTAGGTTCATGATAGCCTGTAACACTAATACAAATATCTGTGTTAAAAATATTTTTACCTGATATTGCCATTTCAATAGCAACCTCTTTAGATACAGATGTATATTCTTTTATTAATTTTTTATCTATTTTTAGTAACTGCTCTTTTAATTTATCATTATATACAATTATAGATCCTTTAAAAAATTTTGAAGATTCACTAAAAGAAGTTAATTTATTTGCTAATAAGCCAGATGTGCAACTTTCAATAGTCGATATTGTCAAATTATTCTTAATTAAATATGTATGTATTTCATTCATATAATAATAATATTATAATAAAGTCTTTAATTTTATTCAAAAATAAAATATTAATTTATTTAATATAATGTCTACAAATTCTACTTGGTATTTATATACAGGTATTTTATCTTTAGGATATTCAATTTATGCATTTGCAAATTATTACACAATGAGTGGTGCACAATTAATTGATCCAAAAATTGCTAAATCTAAAATTTTAAATGGAGAAATTAAACTTGTAATTGATATTAGAACTAAATTAGAATGGAATCTTGGTAATTATCCAAATGCATTACATATTCCAATTAGTGAATTAAATAAGAATAGTATATCAAAAAAATATAAAAATTTTGGAATTTTGGTTTATTGCAATACAGGACAAAGAGCAAGAGTTGCTGCAGAAAGATTAAAAAGTTACGGATTTAAGAAAGTATTTTACATTGCAGGAACTTATAAAACAATTATGTAATTAGTTTCTTTAAAATTAATTACATTTTTATTGAAATAAAGTTATTTTCAATTACATAACACATAATTCCATAACCAATTATTCCCATAAATAATCCACAATGCCATCTTTTCTTCATTAATTTATATTTTTCTAGCCACATTTTTATCAATTTTGGATCTTTCAAGTGATTTAACATCCAATCTTTTTTAGGATGTAAACTATAATACAAATACTGAACAACAGAATAAATTAAAGAATGAGTACATGCTGACATTGCATTTTTACTATTATCTTTATAAAATGTTCTAAAAGCTAGTGATAAACCTATACCAAAAAATGATGCTTTTAAAAATATATTCATTCTATCTTTTCTAATACTTTTATAAACTTTTCTTTGATTATCATTTAAATTTTTATAAAATTTGCGAAATATTGATTTATCAACTGTCATTGTATAAAATGATCCCATCATAAATGCAAATGCAATAAAACATTCAATTTTACACTTCATATATATATTATTAAATAAATTTTTTAATATGGACATTTAGATAATTCAGTTGTGTGTTTTGATGTAGTTTTACTACCCTTGAAATCTATAACAAATTTTATAATTGTTCTAAAACCTTCTTCTGTTCCTGTTACTTTATGTAATACAGAAGCTGGCTTAACTAAGGCTAATGTATTCGGTTTTGGTGATAAACCTTTTTCAGTTCCATTTTCCATCCATAAAAATTTACTTGGTGATTCATTCTGAATAGTTATAACTCCTTCTAATGCATTTGGACTAAATAAACTTGTATCTTGATGCCAAGTCATTCCTTTTGAGCCTTTTGGATATATTCTATATTCTACTGGAAATCTAGGCGGTATATTATATTCAGTTGAATTAATTTGTTTTATCACTGATTTCATTTTATCGCTTCTGTAAATTAGATCGTATAACTCTTTATATTTTCTTGGATCAAGGCATAACGTCTTCCTTGCACTTACCCTTTTATCATCTTTAAATTTTATATTCTTAACAATTTTTTTTATATTATTAAATTGTTCAGTTGTAAAGAAATTTTTATAAATAAATAGTTCATTATTATAATTTATATCTGCTGTAGAACTAAATTTTTCAATACCACCACCTAATTGTCTTGTATTTAATTTAGTAATGTTTTTGACTCTATATTTAATATAATTCATTATACTAATGCTTATATAAATAATTACAAGGTACATAAGTATTTTACTACAAATAGATCTAGATCTTCTATTACCTGAACCACCAATTTGAAATTGATTTAAATAATTTACTTTAAATTTAACATAATTCATTATATTAAATATAAGATAATTATATATGAACAAGGATTGGAGTAACTATAAAGAGAAAACATATTATCCTGAAGATGCAATTACTTATAAAAAAAATATATTAAACAAATATTTTGAATACAATAATATTAATGCTAATGAGATGAATGTATTAGAAATCGGTGCTGGTCATGGAATCAATACAATTTTACTTAGCAAAATATTTAAACAAATTAATGCTACTGAACCAAATGAAGAATTATATAACTTATTAAAAAATAAAGTAATTGAAGATAAAATAGAAAATGTTACAGTAAATAAATTATCAGCTGAAACATTAGAAGAATCATTAAAATATGATATGGTTATATGTATGAATAGCTTTTTATTTATAAAAAATAAAGAATATATATTAGATAAATTTTATAATTTAATAAATCAAGAAGGATATTTATTAATTATGGAACCTTTAAAATTTTTATTTTTTACTGATAAAAAAACACTGAGTAATGAATTAATGGAAAGTTCTTTAATTAATATTGTTACTTCCAAAAAATTTAAAATATTACACTATGGTATTGTATTAAAAGGGCTAATATGTTATTTATTACAAAAAATATAATTACATATAAGAATTACAAGTCGAACAAAAATAAGTAGTGTGTTCATCTTGAAATGACCTATCAATAACCCATGTGTGATTACATAATGAATAAACTTCTTTTTTGCATTCTTTTTTAACTTCTTCTAATTTTAGCAATTTTTCTCTTAGTTTAATAATTTCAGTATCACAAAATTCTATCATTTTCATACATTCTGTTAATTTTTCTTTATTGTATTTATCTATGTAATTATTTGCTGAATTTGCAACTGTTTTAGACATTTAATTTATTATTTTACAATTAAATAAATTATTTTCATTTTTTATGAAACTTCTAATATAAACAATTATTCGTATATAATTTAATGATTCTAACTAGTAATAGACTAGTAAATCGATTTCGGAATTTCAAGATAAATTATAATTTATTACTATATATTTGTGGGATTAGTAGTATTTATTTTTTATGTGAAACATTAAAAATAATTTTTATTAAAGATACAAAAAATAAATATTACAATTCATGTATTAAATTATTAAGTGTAAATATTAGAATGAGAGATGTTTATAAAATATGTGAAGATTTAAATAATATAACTACATATCAGAGTTGTTTTTATAATTTAGTAATTACAATATTAATTATAACAAATTTATTAAAAGATAAAATTAATATCAGTATTAACTATAAATATTGGATCACAGCTCATATATCTGCATATATTTATATATTACTAGGTACAAATGAAATGTTTCAATTCTCAATTGATTCAAATACAAAATATACAGTATCAAGGATAATAATATTATCAATAGTTAGTATAATATTACTTATATTTATAATTAGAAATTTAGTATATTATAAAATTAATTATAAGTACATGATTAGATATATAACATTTTATTGCTTATTATATTTATTATTTCGATTTGTATCTGATAATGTAGTATATCATTACCATCATGCTTTAACTTGTATATTCTTATCATATTTTTTTACAGACTGGACAACAAAAATTAATTTTTATATGCATGGTATATTATTAGGAATTACAGTTCAAGGTTTAAATTTTTATAATTTAGATGATTTTTCTATGTTTTATATATCAAATCAATTATTTCCACAAATAATTCAGTTATTACAAATACATGGAATAATTTTATTAATTTGGTTACTAATATTTATAAAATCATATTTTTTTAATAAGAAAGAAGATATAATTGAAAATGATTATCAAATACCATTATTAGTTCCTACTAACTTGAACTAAGAATCTAGAGTATTATTTGATAATCTATGATAAATAATTATACTTAAAAATAGAATTATTATTTTATTATAATGAGCAAATCGTCGTTTACAACTAACAAATGGCCACCAACAGAAGATCAAATTAAAGATATTGTTATTTCTGCTTTTAATCAATCTCAGGATAAGGATGTTAAAGTATTAGTATATTGGGATAATCCAAAATTAATGATTTTTGATCCATTTCATTTTGCGCCTACAGAATATATTAAAAAAAAATATGAACATAATGAAAGATCTTGTGAAATAACAATAGGAAAGGAAGATTAAACCAGTAGCTTTTCTAATTTATAAAATTCAATAGCTTTCTTTTTATAAATAGTAACAGTTTTTTTATCTACAGTTTTATGCTTCCAAGCGCTACCAAAATTATTACCTTCTAAACAATAAGCTTTTACATTATTTTTTTCTTTACAATCTAACATAAGATCCCAACATATTACAAAAACTTTTGAAAATTTTAATTTATGTAAATTATTTAATTGTTTTATTATTTTATTCAATTCATTGTTTTCACTATCACTTAAATTACATTTATCTAAATTAAAATCTAAACTTCTACAGTAATTATAAGAGCCTAATGCAGTATTACTAATAATAACATTGTTATCTGAAATACTTTCATTCAAGAATAAAGATTGTCCATTATATAAAGATACATATCTAAAATGCCTTGATTGCTTCTTAAAACAATCTTTTAATAATTCCTGAATTAAAATACCTTTATACTTTTTAAGATAGTTTTTAATCTGACTACCTTTAATTAATTTAACATCATAGCCTTGTTCGCCTATGATAGGTTTTAATATATATTTCTTATTTTTATTAATTTTTTCTAATATTTTTGATTTATTTTTATAATTATAAGCTATTATTTTTGGATGATTAATATTAAATTTTTGTAGAATTTTATACCAAAAATATTTATTTTGCAATTGAATAGCAAGTTTAGGGTAATATCTAAATACATAACTTGTATATATAGCTCCAGAAGTATGAGTAATGATATAATTATTATGATAAAATGGTAGAAAAAGTAAATAATACATTTTTTTGAATTTATCAAAAATAAGTTTATGCATATATTTTTTAGTTGAAACAGAGGTATAATAAAATGTATTTAATATAGCAACTTGATCAATTCTATCTAATAATATTAATTTTAATAGAAATAAGACAGAATATATTTTTAATATTTTTTTTATCATATATAAAATAATTAGATTTTAACTATTTTAATTTACTAATTCAATTACATTGCCAATCCCTTTTGTTTTACCATCTAGAAAGAAAAAAGTGTTACCTACTTCTAGATATTCTTTTCTAACTGTAAATTCAAAGTCTACAATAGCACTATCACCACAACGTAATACTTTAGATTTAGAATCTAATAATAAAGCTGCGGTTTGTCGAATACAATTACAATGAATCACTGGTTGATAATTATGTCGTAAAGTAGTAGAATGATTTAATATTTTTATTTCAGCTCTAAATTTTCTTACAACATTTTGTTTAAATTTAGTATCAGAAAATACCATTAAACCCTTCTTTATTTGTGATCTTTCAAATGTTTCTTTGCTAGTAAATCTAACAGCAACACACACAATTTCCCCATCATTTACTTGAGATACATTTTCACGAATATTATTATGAAGTGATCTAGCTTTAAATGGATAAAATTTATCATTTACTGGTCCTATCCAATATTTACCATTAACTTTAATAGGTTTTCCTTTAACAGTACCTGATACTACAAGACCGATACCTTTTACATCAAAATGTGAATCACAATGAACAATACTTCCATTTATTTTTTCTTTATCCCAATGAAAACGAGGATTTAGGTTAGATAAAATATTTTTTAAATTTTCTATATTATGACCTGTTTTATTTGATATCTGTAATATGGGTATTGATTTTTTTGATTTATTTAATAAATCAATTACTTTTTGTAATTCTCCCCTTGCTTTACTTTCATTTTGTTCAATAAAAAAAGGTTTACTACCAAATAATCGAATAGTAAGTAATCTTTTTAAGATATTTTTTGTTTTTGTTAACTGTACATCTGATGTCATATCTATTTTTGTAAGTAATACAATAAATGGTATTTTTAAGTATAATAGAATTCCCATATGTTCTTTTGTCATTTTAGTGATACCTCGATTTGCATCTACTATTACTATTCCAAAATCAACAAAATAACCAGTTAGACCAAATACAGTTGTTTTTAAATATTTCTCATGTCCAGCTAAATCAACCATACTTATTAATTTTTTACCATCATTGAATTTTAATGTTGTTAAATTGATTGCGGAAGTTCTTCCTGATCTTTTTTCGTGTATATATTTCATAGCATGAACACGAGCAGATCCTCTACCATTATCTAATTTTCCTGTTTTTAAAACTCCAATTAAAGATGATTTACCTGCATCTACATTACCAGCAACAGCAATTTTTAATTTATTCTCTATTTCAGATTTTATTATTGAAACCATTTATAAAATAAAATAAATCTTTTTTAAGTATTATTTTATTATCTTGTATTTTTTGATCTATTTTTCAATTTATCATATTTTTCTTTTAATTTATCAAAATCTTTTTTTAACTTCTTATTTTCCTTTTTTAGTGCTTTTATTTTTTTTTCATATGCTTGTGCTACTTCAGTATTTTTCATTTTTCGATAAAAAATAGATTTCTTTGTATCTACAGACCATGATGAGGTATTATTTGTTAATATTACATATTTATCTGCTTGATCTTTTTTTTTAAGAAAACCACCTATCCTAAATTTTTTTTCTACTTTCTTAGTTTGAGGATTTGTTCTTAATGAAAAATATCTTAAATGGGTATTAGTTGGTACTTTAGATATATCAGTAACTTCTACATATCCTTCTAATTTTTGTGCAATTTGTTTAGCAGTCATAGTATCTTGATAAGATTTTTTATATGTTTGTGGAACTCTAGCTCCTGCTTGTTGTTCTTCCATTTATATAATATACTCTATTTATTTTTATATCAATTTAAATTTTCTGATATTTCTAATAATTTTTTATTTAAATAGAATTGCTTTGTTCTTCTTTGTCTAAAAAATATGTAATTTTTTTCAAATGATATCTTCATAAACTTTCCACTCAATTTACGAATTATAAATTTTAATGTTTCAAATGATTCATCACCTTCTACTCCTGTTAATAAACCACCATATCTTATTTCACCATTTATATTTACATATCTTAATGTGCCTCCTAATTTTAATTTTTTTAAATTAGTTGGAGATATATAAACAAAATCTTCTAATTCATCTTTATATTTTTGAAATAATTTACAAACATATTTTAAATTATTTACAGTTGCCTTATTGCCCACTTCTTCACATAATAATCGTTTTCTTTTTTCACTTTCAGTTTCTGACTCTGAATCACTATCTGAATCACTATAGGTTTTGTTATTAAATTTTGATATAATTGAATCAAGTGATTTTTTTTTCTTTAAATGAGATAACATAAAGAGATATATATATATTTATAAATGGAAAAAAAAATTATTTGGAATGCAATTATTGATAGAAATGTAAATTTAAGAGTAAATCATTTTTTACTAAAAAATCGTAAGACAAAAGTAATACTTGAAAATACAAAAAAAGAAACAAAACAATCTGAATCGACAGATGATGAAACAATATTAAAAAATATTAAATCTTTACTTGAATTAAAAAATTATAAAGAAATTAATTCTTTAGAATTATTAAAAAATCAAGAAATTATAACAAATTATTTGTCAAAATATTTTATACAAAATACTAAATTAAACTTTAATTTTGTTAATGGTTGTATAACTTGGTTATTAGAAGTTTCTAAAACTCTTGCTAAAAGGATTAATCAAAAAATTAATACTCATGCGAAAAATAAAAAAGGTAAACATAATATCTCTAGAAGTTCATATAAATTTTGCATACATAGTTCACAATGTGAATATAATTATGGAAACAAAAAAAAATCTTGTTGTTCAGATCATTATGTACATACCTATGTATATGCTGATTTATCATCATTAAAACAATATATTGAAACAAAACCTATTATTAATGATAATTTTGAAAGTAATCGAGAAATTACAAAATGTATAAATACAATCGCATATGTTGTTAGACATATGTATGATGAATTAAGAAATGTTTGTTTGTATCAAAATAAAGAGAATTATGAAAAAGTACATATGAATAAAAAAAGAAAAAATAGATTTAAATCTATTTAATTATCTTCAGTATTAAAATCAAATGACTCACTATCTGAGTCATTTTCTTCTTCTTCATTAGATGATTCACTTTCTCTCATATAATATTCACCAAATATACCAATTAGTTGTTCATCTTCAATCGTGTAAACTTCTTGAATTGAAGGAATTCTTTGTAAATAAATTTCTAAAGAATTTGCATTATTTAACTCATCGTCTTCTTCCATTTTTTCTAAAATTTTATATTTTAATTTAAATAATTCTGGAACTGAATCTAATAAGTTACTATCTATATCATCTTTCATTTTAAAATATGTATTCTTATCTGACTCAAACTTTCTTTTTAAGCAATCGATCTTTTCCTTCTTATCATTTTGAATTTTCTTAATTTTATTATATTTATTTTTATTTTTTACAAAATTACTTTTTTTATTTTCCATCATAGTTTTTATTTTACTAAGATCATTTTCTTCTATTTCTTTTAAATTTTTTAAGTTACTTATTTTTTGTCTTAATTTCTCTAATAGTTCTTCTTTACTTAATTCTTTATTTTGCTTTATTTCTTCAATATCTGTAAATAATCTTTGATTATTTGTTATTTTAGAATTTTTTTTTACATCTTCTTTTTGTTCTATATTATAATATTCATCTTCATTATTTTCAAATGGTATGAATAAATTTAATTCATCACTTTTATGATTATCTAAATTTACTTTATTTTCTACTTGTTCTACAACTAATTCTTCATTATTAATAAATGAATGTTCTAAATAGAAAAATTGTTTTGAATTATAAAAATTTTTACTACGTGGGTTATAATTTATTGGTTCGAAACTTAATTCAGAATTTAGTAAAACTGGTTTAATTAAACTATTTTTATTATCGATTAAATACTTCATTGCATAATTAATATTTTTGTATACTGTAATTAATTTTTGATTTTTCATAACACAGTATAATATATTCTCATTTTCCATAATATATTTATTAATTTAATAAATTTTTAAGTTTTAAACTAATATTTTCTATATCATATAATATATGACAGGTTCTAATAAAAAAAAATTTGATAAAAATAAATATAAGAATAAAAATCAAAAGAAATATAAAAAATATATGAATAAAAAATCACAAACAGGTCATGATAAATATCCTAATATAAGTATTAATGTTCAACCAGTTATTACAGTACCATCTGTAAATCCTAATCAATTAATGCAACCAAATTTTTATCCTAATCCATATTATAATCCATATTATTATCAGAATAATCAATATCAACAGCAGTATCATCAACAGCAATATTCTCAACAACATAATTATAATAATAAAAATTACAATTATAAAAATAATTCTGAATATCAAAATTATGATAATAATTATAATAAGAATAGATACAATCATAAAAAATCACCAAATTATAAAAGAAAAAAAAAGGCATTTGATACATTAAAGAAAGAAAAAAAAAGTGTTAAATTTGATGATATGGTTAACAAGAAAAATCAAGATACTAATACAATTGAATTTGGTTTTGATATTATACATCCTGGAAATATGAAAAGTGCATCAACTTCAACAAATACACAATTTATAGATAGATTGTTGCAGGATGTTTTTGGGTTTAAAAAAGAAGATACAAAAAAAGTTGTTGAAGCCCCTATTATTAAAGAAAATAAGTTTGATTTAGAAAAAGAATATGAAGAACTACCATTTGAATTAAAATCACTTCCTGATTTAATTAAATTAGGCAAAATGTATGATAAAGAAAAACCACATCAATATGGAATTAATATGAAAAGATTAAATTTTATTAATAAATCTTTAGAAAAATTTCAAAATATAATAGGAATGAATAATATTAAGGATATAATATTCAAGAAAATTGTTACATATATACAAGGACTTGGTAAAATTGATGATATGTTAAATATTGTAATACAAGCACCTCCTGGATATGGTAAGACAACACTTGGATATTTACTTAGTGAAATTTTTTACAAACTAGGTATAATAAAACAATCAGATAATAAAAAATCTGATAAATACATACATCCAATAACTCATGAAGAAATAGATTTTCCATTTATAATTGCAAAAAGAAAAGATTTAATTGGAGAATATTTAGGTCAAACTGCACCTAAAGTAGAGAGAAAAATAAAAGAAGCAGAAGGAGGTGTATTATTCATTGATGAAGCGTATAGTCTTGGTTCAACAGGAGATAGAAAAGAAAGTTATTCAGAGACATGTTTAAATACTTTAAATCAATTATTATCTGAAAAAGCAGGATCTCTATTATGTATTATTGCAGGTTATAAAGAAGAATTACAAAAATCATTTTTTATTAATCCTGGTCTTGAAAGGAGATTTAGATTAATCTTTAATATTGATAAGTATACCCCTTTAGAATTAAGTAAAATTTTTAGTAAAATGATTATCGATGATAAATGGAAATTATCAGATAGTATAATTTTAAATACTGATGATAATATGTTAATTGATTTTTTAAAGAAAAATCGAGAAAGTTTTAAATTTTGCGGAGGTGATATGCAAGCTCTACTTCAAAATTGTAGAGATGCGCATAGTATAAGAGTTATTGGAAAGCATCCAAAATTAAAGAAAATAATTACAATGGAAGATATCAAGAAAGGATATAAATTATTCATACAAAATATGGATCGTAAAAAAAATAATTCAATTATTTATTCGATGTATTGTTAGATAATTAGATTTTTATATTAATAATACATCCTATTATAGTTATTAATTTTAATATCTATAATACTAAAATTTCGATAATTTTGATCAAAAAAGTAGAAACATAATTAAGATTTCAGCATATATTTATTAAATATAGAGTTTTTTATTCAAATATATGAT